GATGTTATGTACGATGCCGTAACAATATTTCCGTTATTTAATTTTTTTCCAAAATTTCCATCACCAAATAACAATTCATATCTCTGATCTTCTATTTCTTGCAGTAAAAAGATTCTGCTTTGTCCGTTTGATGTGGATATATTGTCAACAAGATTATAATTATTTTTTACAGTGTCTCCAGAACTATTTTGAACATAAACTCTAAGTGTCGAAGTATCAATTCCGGAATTATTTAAAATAAATCTTTGATTATACAGTGATGTATTAACATTGAATGTTTGTGTAATTAAAGTTCCTTCAAAGATCTCAATATTCTCAAAATTTGCAATATTATTAACTACAGGAACTGTTATATCATCTGGAATGCAAAAAGAATAACTTTCGGTTCCAAATGAGTTTGAAACGGCACAGAGTCCCCTTTTTAATGTTAGGGTCAGTGGTGGTACTTGGTAACCACTAGTGTCTACGATAAAGGAAACAGTTGCCTTTGCTGAAGAAAGTGATTTGGGCAAATAACCTATATTTCTAGCTAATGAGACAACATTCTCTCTTAATGTTGCACTATCAATAAAAACTTCATTTGCAATCATATTTGAATTGAAAGCATTCAAATATGTGTTGTATGCCAAAATATCAATTAGTGTAGATAAATTAGATCCTTCATAATCAAAGTCAGTAAAATTCGAATCTGCTCTCAGATAATCTTTAATTGTAGATTTAATCTGATCAAAATCTAAATTTGAAAAGTTTATCTGTGGCATTTATCGCACCGTTTGAAGTATAAAGTTAACTTGTTGTGGTGGTAGTGGAAGTCCAATAATTTCATAATCAATTAAAACATGGTATCCATTCTGTTCAAAATCTGGAGTTACAATCACTGACCTTAAAAATACTCTTGGTTCAAAATTTTTAATAACGTTTTTTATTTCTGTTTCGATTTCAGTTGTTACACGAGCATCTAGAATTTCAAATAAAGATCTATTCACTTTTGTGCCCAAAAGTGAATTGAATGGCCTTTCTCCATTTAATGTAAGAATCAAATTTCTTAATGATCTATTGATTGCACTTACATCATTAATTGAAAGCAAGTCATAAGTTATTGGATGTGACTTAAATGATAAGCTTAGATCCTTAAAATTACGACCAACGTTCTCTAAAGGCACTGTTTTGATACTAATACTGACTTATTTATACTAAAAAAGGGACTGTTAAAGTCCCTTTTCATCAAATTTTATTCGTGCCAACGTTCAACATAATCATCGAATCCATTTTTTCCACCACATGGTTTTGAATATCGATCATTTGGTGGATCATTCTTACGTTTGTCTGGAACATAGTCCGTAATTAATCGAACTGTTCCCCAACTTTCTTTCATAAATTGACTGTTTCTATCCGGATTTGGATTCATTGCCATCTGTTTTCTCCTATAAAAGTTAAAAACAGAACTTTTTACGGGGTTTCTATCCCGATTTTTGAAATATTTTGTCGATGAAAAGTAAAATTTTCTTTAATTCGAATATCAGAATTACGAAAAGTCCAACATTCTCCACTATTATCTAGGAATACTACCCATTCTAAGTCATGTTCTTGGGAACGATCAATTAAAAAAAATGCCCAACCAATTCCTTTTGGTGTAACTACAGGTATGGTTGGGTTTAATTGAATCATTTACCCTGTCCCCTATATTTTTTCTTTCTGCCATTGCGAGAAGTTGCCGAAAGAAGAGTACGAGGAGATCGCCCTTGGCGAGTTTTTTTAGGTGCCCCAGGTTCAAAGAGAACCTTATTCATTCCACCTTTAGCCATATTTTAATCCTCCTTATCAAATAATGCGAGTTTTTTCATGTCCAACACGAATCACTGGATCACACCAGATCTCATATCCTTTTGCTTTAGCATCAAGACAGAACGAAACGTCTTCACCACACATATCTTGAACCTCACCAGAGTTGAAAACCTGCATCTTTGGAGCAAACCAAGGATATTCGAGATTTTCAAAGACACCTTTTTTAATCAGAACCCAACCAAATCCAGTGTAGTCAACAGTAAATGGTTTCTTACGCTTCTGAATGGTTTCGAGAGTTTCATGATTCATGACTCCACCATTGTTTTTGAAGTCATCCTCTTCAAGCCAGTGTGCTACGGAAGTGGTATTACCATCTTCTGTGCAATACCATCCAGACATAATATCTTTGTCATGAAAGACAAGACGATAGAACTTTTCAGTGTCAAAGACAATATCTGAGTCAATCCAGAGTTGGTAATCATATTCCAGTTTACCATCCCATGGTTTTTGATTTGGTCCACGAAGAACATTTGCTCCGAGACACTTGCATCGAGCAAAGTTCACCATGGAAGAATAATCCTGTGAAATTTGAATCGATGCACCTGCTTGAACTAAATCAAAGCACAACTGAACAAAAGCTTTCAAAAAAATAAATGAACATCCACGACCAGGAAGACAAAAGACAACTGATTTGCCTTTGATCATTTCTTTTGCTTTTTCAATATCAAAAGTGTCCGGTGATTTTTGTGGAGTATTTGCAATAACTGTAAATCCTTTAGCCATAAGTGAATAATTACTTCATTTTCATTTTACGGTCTTATTTAGTTTTTGTCAATAAGATGCCTCTGAGTATGGTGGGGGAGAAAGTTGAAGTACCTCAACATCTTCCAGATCAAGTTCATCTTTTTTAATTTTATCGCACAGTTCATCAAATGTTAAACTGTGCGCAACAACATCATCATTTGAATAAATGTGATATATTTTTTCTTTTTGCATAATTTTTTCTCCGGGGAATTTTTACAGAGAAATATTTTCGATAATTAATTTGTTATTCTCAAAAGAATAGTCGAGAGTGTCTCCTTCCTCCCATTCTAAAGTTTCTTGCAGTTCATTGGGAATATGAATATAATATTCCTCTTTCTTTTCGTCATATCGAAATTCTGCGGTATAGTCCATATGCAGTATGTTTTTTCTCTTTATATATTATTTTAGAAATCTTACAAGAATAATTGCAGCAACTAAGAGAAAAGCATTGAGGATTTTTTTGGGATGACGAATTAACCAACCAGCTAGAACGACCTTCCAAAAATTCCAATAGGGAGGTTGAGGCATTTATTTTTTCTTTCCTCCTTTTTTAGGTAGAGTTCTTTTGTCAGGTCTCGAATATCCATTTTTGTGAATCCATTTGACTCCCATTTTTTTTCTCCGGAAATTTTTAAAGTGGGGTGATATTTCTCTCGGGTTTTCAAAGTTTTATAGCTTAGAAGGACCCAAAAAATAAGCTTAGGGGGCATCGCATCGCCGCACGACGGCATAACCAACCACCCCCAAATCACTGCTGATACGCATATCTCAAAATACGCATATAACTGCCCCCAGTATACACCAGGGGCAGCACAGTTATCTATGCTCAGAACTCAAGTTCATGGGCAGAGGGTTGCCCTCCACCATAACTTTCAGAGTCACTGTTGCTAACCGTGTCATTCACGATAGCATCAAGAATCGACAGAATCTCATTGCCAGTGTTACCTTTACGGAGCAGAGAAAAGAGAACCGACTTGGACATAATGAAGAAGAAAAGTGAAGTGAACTGTGTGGTGCCTAGTTTATACTCATGCGACAGGAGTGGGGTATATCAGGCAGCGATATCTTCAGGGAGAAGATTAACCACTGCCTTCACACCTGCGATATGCAAACTCAGGACAAATCGTTCGGCACTTGTATAATCAGGGAACGTCACTGTTTGTTCCTGATTGTCGATCACGTTGGTGAAGGTGACGGTGCGTGAATCAGTCATTTGAGTGTTAGTAACGAACGACGTGGTTGATGTAGTTTAGACCCCAACAGTAAGCATCATCGGGGTTCTTCAACGTTTGCTTGACGGTATACTTGTAACCCTCTTCAGTTTCATACTGATAGACCCACACATTCCACCTACCAGACTTTGCTTGCTGAACGAAGAATGGACGGGTCTCAGTGTTAGAAACGAGCATGAACTTAGTGAGGAGAACGTGTTAACGAAGGTCAGAGATCTTGCAGCATTTCGTTCATCTCGATCCGATTGATTTTCGGGTCGGCAAACTTAACCCCATCAGGAGTAGAGTATCCAACCCCAACCTCATTCACGAAGGTTTCATAATCACCACACTCACGGGCAAGGTTATACAAACCCTCATCATTCTGAATCCACAGAGACACATTCCAGGTCTCATAGTTTGCCCAACCGTTATAGGTAGTGTCGGTCAGATTGCGTTGGAAAGTGGTAGTCATTTGGGGAAAGAATTGAGGTGGGTTGGTCTTACACTATAGGAGCAATTTCAAGGCCCCCATGTTTCTATCTCAGTCACGGGGAGATGTAGACCAAGGAGCATAAACACCTTCGATCTCACCAAACAAACCCGCAAGATATTTGGGGTCATTCTGAAACGATTTGGTGACAATCTTACCGTCTTCGATGAAGTTGTGGACTGTGTAATCCTTGCGGGATTCTGTCATCACCTGGTAGACTTTGCCCGTGTGAGGGGAAGTGTAGGAATCAGTGGTTGTGCTCATACTACAGAGACAATTTGAAGGCCCCCATGTTAGTTACTCAACCTGTCACCGATGTCCTCCAAGACGTTCAATATCACGTCTGTGCTATCCTCACCGTTCTCCTCTAATTGTTGCATAACGTCTTGCAGTTGTGGTAGAACTGTGGTGACAACTTCTGGCACCCGAATCATGACTCCATTGCCCAAATTCTTATACTTTAAGGGTCTCATAGTTTTGATAGCATAACTGGGGGTATTTATGGGGGGTTATGCTATCAAAACTCAAACCCCTTGGTATCACTCACTTACCTCACAGTAGATGTCATAAAGTTCTCGAAGTTTGTCCTCCGAATAGATAACCAACTGTGCGAGTCCTTCAGGTGTAATTGTGAGGGGATTTTCACCCGCCCACTGTACCAAATCACGCAGGCAGATTGACTCTGCTACCGTGTCACCTTCGAAGATCTCTTCAAGTAGGAATTGCGATTCTTCAGTGATGCTCTGAGTGACCATTAGAATAACCTCTGAGTGTCCTTTCAGTATATATCAGGGGGATTGTATTGTCAAGGGGTTTGTGAGGGTTTCCTGGGGATTCTGGAAGTGTGTGGGGTGTCTTGACATTTGGGGCAGAAGGTGTTATAATCGACGGACTTTAATCACAACAACCTCAACCATTTTCTAAGTATAATCAACGAAATAAAACACAAACTATTATTTTTTTCCACATTTTCCACAAATAAGTAAAAAATTGTGGAAAACTTAAAAATAACACTTTCCTATAAATAAAAGAACAGCAATCTATCATTTAACAATGCGTCAGGGTATCATTTATCTCATTGAAAACAAGACTAACGGAAACAAATATGTTGGTCAAACTGTAGTCCCTTTGAATAAACGATGGGCACAACATATTCAAGAAAGTAAGATATATTCAGACCGTCCTTTGTATAAAGCAATCAACAAATATGGACTACAAAATTTTAACATTAAAGTCATAGAAGAGACAACAGAGGATAAACTTAGTGAGAGAGAAATCTACTGGATAAAACACTTTAACTCATACAATCATGGATATAATGCTACAACAGGTGGAGAACGTAGTAGCACACTGAGGGAAGATGTAAAGAAAAGAATATCACAATCTATGAGTAATGTTTCTCGTTCTGATGAATGGAAAACCAACGTAATTAAAGGAGTTAGAGATAAAGTTAAAAAAGGAGAAAAATGGGGATTTTTGTTAGATCAATACCGCGGCAATGGTTCTCATCTTAAAATGAAAATACAGGGGACACATATACAAACTGGAGAAGTTTTAGAGTTTGATAGTTTATCAGATGCTTGCAAAGAATTAAACATCAAAAATGGTAATTTATCCAGAGCTATAAAAGAAGGATGGATGGCAGGTGGTTACAAATGGAAGAAACTTACAGACAAACAATATACTCGTGCTGTGATTGGTGTTGATAAAAATACTGGAAAAAAATTGTATGAATGTGAAAGTATTAGGGCAGCACAAAGATTATTTTTATCTTCAGATGTAAAAGGTTCGGGTATAAGAAAATCACTCAAAAATCCTGGTCATTATACTTGGAAAGGTTGTCATTGGTATTACTTAGACGAAGTAGAATAAGCATAAAAAAAGAGAGGGATTACCAGTCCCTCTCTATACACCCAACCACCTTTTATCAGAATTATCTGTTACGTTACAAGGTCACTTTATCTGTAGAGTGTGGCAAACCTCTTCCACTTATGTGTTAGATAGGCACAGAAGTACCGATGCGAACTTGATTCAAACTGTGCTGAACATATCCAACTTCCTTATTTGCTAGGAAAGCATTTCTCCAATGATAAGATGCTTCAGAACAGTTATGTACTCCATAATAGTAGTAACGAACTGCAGTCTTTCCGATCTTAAGTTGTTGAGAGATTTGTTTCGTTGTATAACCTTCCTTATACAGATTGTTGATTGAAGTACACAGACGTTGAGAATGTTGTGTAGCATTACAGAACGAAATTGGAGCAACTTTCATTGTTCAGATAGTGGTGAGATCGTTGATAGTAATGATTTCGAGTTCGGTTATATCATCATTGAAATGTTCTTCCCATTCCCTATACAATGCGATCGACTCATCAATCATATCACGACTGACAAGATACACAATCCGACATTTAACTTGCATCAGAATGTCGTGAAGCATTGAATCTTTTTGTTCGATGTTCATTTAATCAATTCGGCAGGAGATCCACAAGAACGATAGAAGTCAATCATACGATTTGCTTCCTCAAGTGTAGAGAATGATTGCGTCCTCCATTGTTGTGCATAAGGAGTGAAATAACGAATGGTGAACATTAGTTTAGTTGCTTTCTTGAGTGTGAAGAATGTCAATCATTTTCTGGTGAAATTGATCTGCTTTGACGACAACATTATGCGATTCGGTTGCATCATCAATATCATATTGTGTCATCTCAAGAGCAAAGATTACAGTGGATAAAAGATTAGTGAGTTGCTCAATCTTTTGTTCGTTGGTCATCAATTTACCCTCAGTTCGCATACATCAACTTCAGGATACATCAGTTCATCAGGTGCATATTCATCCTTCATTTCACGAAGAACTTGTGCATAAACTTCTGCATCTTTTTCGTCAAAGAATAGTTTATGAAGTTCCATTTGTGCATAGTAATCATTATCACGGGCGAAGACACCGTAGACTTGATTGTTCATAACTTAGTTAAGTTCTACTTTGGCAATGAAACCATTCTGTGCATTTTGATAGATTACATTCCAACTATCAGCAACAGATTGGGCAGTTTCAAGATCATCATAAACCCCGTAAGTGTAGGGATTGTTGTCATCTTGAGAAGAGAACTGAAGAACCTTGTGAGTGAGAATCATGGTTGGGGTTGTGGTTACACTATAGGGACAATTTCAAGGCCCCCATGTTACTGATACTCAGACCAGTTTGATGCCATTACCGAAAGCAACATCACCTTCGATTGTTGATACAAACCATTGGAAGTCTTTTTGATACACATACTCTCCATTTCCGTGTGCTTGGAGAATAGCATTCAGACGTGATTTAGTGGTGTTTGATTGATACCCACCATCAAACAGTTCCAACCAAGTCTCACCTACCATTGCAATCAGATTGCTATACAGATAGACGAAACTTACACCTTCAATGTTAATGACTTGAGTGTTGTCTTTCTTCCAATCAGTCTCAGTGCTGATTGCTTTGTTCATTTGTTTTTCGATGACTCGCATTTTGTGGTTGGGGTTGTGGTTACACTATAGGGACAATTTCAAGGCCCCCATGTTACTGATGCTCAGAACAGATTGTGAATTGTCAATTAACCTCCACCGTACACATAAGATACAACTTCTTCCTTCTCATAAGGAACATTCTCAATCACTTTGATTCGTGCTTCGTTAAACTCTTTTTGCTTACACTCTTTGACATAATCATTATCACCACATGCAAACTCTTTCATGAAAACTTGTTCGCAACGGGCAAGAGATTCAGCAGCAATCACACACATTCCATCAGTGTAATCATAAAGAACTTCGTTGATGATGTAGAGATTCATTTGCGTTTGGTTGGTGTTCATACTACTAGGACAATTTCAAGGTGAGTAACTTTAATCAGGCAGCGATTGAAGATTGAAAGGATACTTCACGAACCTCCATCAGAGCATAATCGTATCCGTAAACTGCCACCAAATGCTCACGGTAGGCATCAGCAGCAGACCAGCAATCAAACAGGCGCAGAGTATCAAACACTTCGCCCCCATAATCAACACCAGCGATCACAGCGTAGACTTTCATCGTTTGAGCGTTGTTCATACTACTAGGACACTTTGGAGGTGAGTAACTTTAATTATCGGGAAAGTGCGCCGAGGAGGTGCATTTCAGATGCAATCATCTTTTTTGCGATACGCTTACCATTGATTTGGTAAGTATAACGAAAAGCACCTTTTACAGTCTTGGAAAGTTTAGCAGTCAGACAAACTTCACCAATGCGATTATAGTTCAAATCAAACATTGGGAAGTAGTGATTGCAAACTCCATCCAGTCGGTAATCAACAACACCGTTGCGTTGTTGATAGTTTTCAGCAGCAAGTTTCTCAGTGAGAATGATGCTGTCGTAGAGGTCGTTGATGTTCATACTACTAGGACAATTTCAAGGCCCCCATGTTTCAATCACTTTGAATCCACTCTTGTTCAACATCACAAAACTCCATCAAAAAGTAATCAATAGATACTCCTTCAATCGCAGCATCTTGTAGAGTTTGTTGATACTGTTCAGATGAAAGAAGAAAGAAATCAGTCTCAATCATTGTGGTTGAATGATGTCTGCTACAGTATGCAATGTGTTGGCAGTGATGTTGCGAACTCCTGGTGAGAGTATAAACGCAACGGTGAAAATCAGGAGGATTGTCTTCACTTTGCACGGTGGTTTGAATGTTAAAGTTCTACGACTCATCACAACCCATTGATAAAGTCAGCAAGTGCTTCTTTGTACTCACTTTCGGTCTCAAATGTGCGACCGTAGATTGTACGTGGATAGGTTACATTTGTTTCACCAACTGCAGCAACATTGCGACAGTCTTGTTCATCATAACCCATCTCAATCAGGTTTTGAACGTAAGGATTGTAGTGTGTCATTTCAGTGTAATTTAGTGTGAAAACAGTTTGTGTGAATCAGTTACCGAAGAAAGCATCAAACTCATCTGCAATTTGATCAATCAGATCATCAGTTGCATCAAGATTGAAGACATTGCAAACAAAATCTACACAGTCATTCAGATCAGTGAAAGGTGCAGTGTTGAGCATAAACTCACACAGTGCAGGAGCAATCTCAGAGTTGAAGTCGATTTGAGTGGTGTTCATACTACTAGGACAATTTCAAGGCCCCCATGTTACTGATACTCAAACGTTTGTGACACTTTCCATCAATTCGTTGAGTTCTTCATCATCATAGTAGTGCGACATTTCTTCTAGCAATTCAGACTCATTATAGTCGGACATGTTGTCACAAATAGTATCAACCGCAAATGCACACAAATCACGCACATCCATGTTATCAACAACTTGTTCGGCGTAGACTTGAATCAGTTTGGAAAGTTGGTCTTTAGAAAGAGTCATTTTGCAGAGCAATAGTTAGGGTTGATTTGGCAGAACTTTTCTGCTTGGAGTTCTTGATACTCATTCACGGTAGCAAGTGCTTTCAAACCGTACTGAATACCGAAGAAAAATGCAGCAAACAGAAATGCGATTCTCATTAAACTTCGTCCATCATTTCAGAAAGTTTATTGTAGAGTGCATCAACATCACACCCCACGATTTCATTCAGTTCCACAGCAGATTCTTCATCAACAAATGAATCAGTGTGAAACTCAATAAACTTAAGAAGAGCATCAATCTCCTCAAAAGTGAGTGTAGTTTGTGTCATAATCAGACCAGTTTGTTAAAGTTATCAACGACAATTTGGCAGGCAAGTTGTTGAACTTCATCAAGATAATCAACCTCACCAAATTGTGATTCAAGAAGGCAAATCAAATCCTCTTGAAGTTGCTCACGAACGGAAAGAATGTCAGTGGTGTTCATAATCAGTCAACGATGGAATAGTTTGCAACCCAGGAAGGAATCCCACCTAAAGATAGAGAATCGTTGCGAGCATCGCAATAGTCTTGTGCCTCATCTTCAGAGTAGAAAGGTCCAATATACTCAGGAGAATCGAGTGCATTGGAGTAGAATCGGACGGTGAAAGTTTCTCTCATACTACTAGGACAATTTGAAGGCCCCCATGTTTCAATCATCAACCGTAGTTGGTTCTACATTCTGAACAGTTGATTTCACTCGAATGTTAAGAGGACTGTTGAAAAAACGACGAAAAGAAGTAACAATGATGATACCCGTTGAAACAACACCAACCAAACCAAGGAAGGTAACAGCATCGCCAGAGAAAGTGTAAGTGTCAATCATTTTTTGTTTTGTTTACGATAACGAAAGGATGCAGTAGGGTCAGGGTCATAAATACCCCCACCCATACGGTCTTCAATGTAGAACATAGTGAGAAGAGTGGAGAGCATAACTCCACCAAGAATTGCGGTAACGATCATAACTCAACCACCAAACAGTTGGTCAAAAAGATCATTCATGCTCTCACGTTCGTGATGAGAATCAATCGCATTTCGCATCTCAATGAGTGCTTGTTGTTGCATCTTGAGTTTCAGCAACTGATCACCAATCTTGTGCAGTTCGTTGTTGATCTGAATACGATCCATTCCGTTCACAGTGGTGACCGTGATTGGCATACCTTGTGACATCGTGGTGCGTTCTGCGATGATGTTGGGCATTGCTTGAGTGCTGTTCATACTACTAGGACAATTTCAAGGCCCCCATGTTTGCATCACCCAGGAAGATCAAACTTCATTCGTACCATATCCCTGTGTACCTTTTCAATCTTTTCATACACATCTACGAACAATTCGCAGAGATTATGTAGATCTACGTTCTGTCCATCTGGTGAGATAAACTCACGAATTGTGTTGTATTTTTCTTGCGATGTTGTCATACAAAACACTGCTCCAAAATTGTCAATTTAGGTGGGTCCATTCCACTATAGGGACTGGTGGTATTTTCCAGATCTTGGATCTCCTTACCCATGTCCTTATAATTTATAGGACGATAGAACTTACCTGTCTTGGTGTTAAAGAATCCCCAGACGGTTTTGGTTGGTTTGCCCAAATTGTAGTCAAAGTGCCTAGTACAATGCAGAACAATGCGAACAACATTGCGTTTGTAATCTTCGGTGCCATAATAATAATCTTTTGGTGCAGAATGAGGAAACTTAATTTTCATATCAAGAACATCAAACAGGAAGGATACAAAAAGTGCCACACCATCCACGAACCCATTGTAGAGTTTCGGTGTAAGATGAACGAGGATTGGACATCACCATTGACACATTCTTTTCAGGGTTGTGTGCAACAGCAACGTAAGAATACCCTTTGTTCTCATCACCAGACTGTTCAATCCACATCTGGTTGACTTTACCTTCCTTCCAATCGGTGTGGTAGGAATAGATTTCGGAAACGATGTTGTTGTTCATACTATAGGGACAATTTCAAGGCCCCCATGTTAGCAACTCTCACCAAGTTCCTCTCTGAACATGAATCTTGCGAATTTCGGTATAAATGAATTGTTTTAGTTTAGGGTCATTTGTCTCATCAAACGCAACATAAAGACGATTCAGATACTCATCTTGTGTGGCGCATTTGATATTCTCTTTAGTGCTCATTCCGATGTCGTTGAGTGTAGAACCTGCTTTAGTCTTAGGACGACCGAAGTTACCAGTGATGTTACCTTGCGTCCTCAGTTTGGGACGAATCTTTGAGAGGTTAGAATAGTTCATCGTGCAATAATGTCAAGGGTTTCAATCAACCAGTGCGACTCTTACATCTTCTGTAATACCATTCTTATCATTGGTCACCTTGATGTAAACAATACCAGCATCAATCAGTGGTTGAAGTGCTCGCATACGTTGAGACCAGTTGAGAACTTCATCGCCATTCTCAAGAGTGAGAAGAATCTCCTTTTGTGCTTTGGTAAGTTTCATCATGTGGTTTTGAAGAACTGTGCTCATACTACTAGGACAATTTCAAGGCCCCCATACTCAAATGCAATAGAGTTTCACTTTGAAGAACTCCCAGTGTTCTTAAATATCATATTCGCAAGAACTACGATAGCAAGATTCTGCCAGAAGGTCAAAAATACATTAAACCAAGACAGAATGACACCAAGTAACCATGCCTCAAATAAGATACTGGCAGTTACAAGAACAATAGCAACTATAACAACACTAACAGCAGTAGAAGTTTTCATTTGTTCATTTGAAGTGTAGGAACAGGCATACCACCTTCAGTGGGAACATAGATGGTCACGTTACCTTTGTTAGAACCTTCTTCAAGACCAGTGATATACAGATACTGAAGATACTCACGATTATCTTTCAGACTGTCACCAATGATTTGGTTTGCTTTAGCAACACCTTGAGCACGGATAATCTCAGCATCAGCAAGTTGAGAAGCACTATCTTTCTTTGCTTGTGCTTCCAGAACTGCTACCTGACGAGTATATTCTGCTTTCTGAAGTTCTGCTTTACCAGCAAGAGATTGTTGCCACACATTATATTGTGGTCCACCAATAAACAGCAGAGCACCAAGAGCAAGGGCACCACCACCAATAAAGATAGCAGTAGCAAGTTCAGGAGAAATAAAACCGTTTTGATTTTTCATTTTTTTACTTTAGGATAAACAGAAAGAACAAAGTCAACTACACAATAACCAAAGGCAAATGCTGCCATAAATGTGGTAATCATACTGCAAGTGCTCCGAAGGGGATTTCAACAACTTCGGGGAGTTTGGTATCATCAAACTGGTTCATATTATAGCACACCCATTTACCACTACGGAAGACATATGCAAACTCTTCACTGTTATCAGGAAGGAGATACTCACACAGGTCAGCATCAAGACGAGGAGGAGAATCTTCACCACGTTGAGAGTAGTATTGAGGTCCATACTCTTGAACTTTCCAACCGTGAGTAGGATCAATACTAAAACGATCCTCAGTCCAGCAAGAACTCATATCACCACCATCAATCAGTTCAGCAACTTTTTGACGGGTGTTGTAGTGCGTCTTCAGGATGCGACCCAACCATTCGGGATAACCATCCCAGTGGTGATAAACAGACAGAACACTTCCATTTTTGAGTTCGATGCCGATACGGGAGCGAGTTGCCATTGTGTTGAGTGCTTACAATAGTGGGGCAATTTCAAGGCCCCCAGGTTTCAATCAGAAATCCAGATAACCTTCGATTGCTTCATCAATTTTCTGTGACAATGAAGTAGGTGGCAGAATAGGATTGACTTCACCAATGTCACACTGATAATAGTCACCCAATTTCAACTCAATCATAGCACCGTCTGCACCTTCTTGATACAATGAACGTGCAACTTCATCTTCAACAAGACACACACGACGAGCAGTGAGGTCAATCACCAGCAGATAATCGTAGGTAGAATGTTGCTTGAAGTCCTCTACAGTTTTCTTCTCAGACAGGAAAGATTTGACTTTGAACTTCTTTGTGGCATGAACATCTTTGCGTTTGTAGAAAAGATTTTGACCCATCTTCATCTCAATTTTGATGAAGTTGCCGTCAGCATCTTCCCACAGAAAATCATAACCAGTCTTGTCAACTCGAACAAGATTGGAGAACTTTGCCAGACCTTTCTCTACAGCAGTGGCACGGGCAAAGTTATCAGCATTGGAGGAGAATCCTTTGTCGGAGTAGAGAGAATCTACTACACCAAAAACTTTATTCCAATTCACACCATTTTCCAAGTGGTCAATAAGATGAGTCATGAGATTGATTGTTATGTAAGAGGGGCAATTTCAAGGCCCCCATGAAACTATTTTTGAAAAAATTTGCAATTTCACTGCGGTGGATGACCTATGACACCCTGGCAGTAGAATTGCAGAAAAATCGGGTTTTTGGTCTAGTGGTGGACAGGGTTCTCAGTGAGTCTCACTTGCGAACCACCGACACAGCAGGTTGACCCTGATTAAAGGTAATATCAACAACCGACTGAACTGCGCGAGCAGTAGCAATACCAACCTTAGAATACACTGGAATACAAACCAGACCGAACGATTTGCTATACTGACTCAGGTTACCAGGTTGAATAGATCCATCCCGCAAACCTTTGGCATCATCATGATGCAAACGGATGCAACGTCCGATCGTCTGACTGATACCAATGTAGTCCATGTTACGCATAAAGAGAACTGCCTCAAGTCCAGAAACATTGATACCCTCAGCAAGGATGCTGTGATGTAGAACAACAAACTTCTTAGAGTTGTCCTTACCCCATGCACTTAGAGTATCAAAAAATACTTCCCGATTGACTTTGCAACCGTCAATGATAGCACCCGTCTTGGCGGTAATATACATCCAAGAGTAACCCCGTTGATTGAGTTCGGAGCAGAAATCAGTTTCAGACACCAGAGAAACAATCTGCTTAGTTGCCTTAGCACAAATCAGAATCTTGCTGACATTGTTGTCATCAATCGTTTCCAGCAGGTTCTCAGCATCTCGATCATAATTGGTCTGCTTTCCAGTCACCATCGGCAGTTGCTTGACGATAACTTTAGGAGGTACAATGAAACCACCTTCAACCAACTCAGGGGCAGGAACTTGGCAGATAACCTGACCATAAACATCAGGCATGTTCATACCAGGTTTGAACGGAGTCAGGGAATGTTTGGGAGTTGCAGTAAAGAAGTAGCAACGATTTGCCTCTGCAGAGAAGTGCTCAGTGGCAGAGAAAAAGTGTCGTTGAACTGAATTATGTGCTTCGTCGAAATATATCGTATCCACATCAATCTCTGCCTGCTGCAGACGATTGAGAGAGTGGTAGGTTGTCACAATCAGTTTGTGATTGTTGGCATTAGCATCAACCCACTTGCGAATCTCAAGGGGACGAGTAGAAGATTCATGATGAGTTTCACCACTGTGAACATGAAACACAGCAGCATTGGTGATAAACTCCAGAAACTCAGAAGAGAGTTGCTCAGCAAGCAAGATGCGAGGAGCAACAACAACAATGGTCTGTGGAGTTTCTTTAGAGAACTCACGCACAGCATCCATAATCATATTCAGGGTCTTTCCACCACCCGTAGGATAAATCAGTTGCCCTTTGTTGTGCTGTTGCATTGCAGCATCCCCACGTTCTTGGTGGGGGCGGGGTTGGATTTGCATTTGCGTCATAATCTAAAAAGGGGGCAATTTCAAGGCCCCCATGTCATATTATTGAGTAACAGGAATGAGATCTTTAGGCAATGATTGGTTCTTCACCAGTTTTTGGCAATGGTGAAGTTTGCGTGAGAGAATGTTTCACGGTCCACCACTTTCAGTGTGCCATACTTGTTGGAGATCACATACCCTTCGTGGAAGGATTCTTCATCACCAATGGAACAATCAATATCATCCTCTTCATGAATGAACAGGAACAGATCATCCTTGATTGACTTCACCAACTTCCACAAACGGATGAGGTTGATGTCACAATCACATTTCTCTGCAATTTCATCTTCACAGATGACCCTTTGCTCCCTGATGCAGGCATTGATCTCTTTTTTGATTTGTGATGCTTTACGGGGAGAAACAAACTCACACAGAGTGCTCATTTGCTTGGCAAACTTACACACTTCCTCCAAATCCTCACGGAAAGGATTCAGTGACACTGCAGGTTGCACAAACAAGCAATTCTTAGTGCTGATGAGTTTGGTGGTGAGAGGAGCAGCAGTCATCTCACGAATATCATCAGAACCACTGTAGATTGTATGTGGTGCAATGATAATGTCTTGACGAACTGGGGCAGGGAACTTATAGGTAATTGTGTTAGGTGTGAAGGTATCCAACCCACCACCGAAACCAATCCAATCACCTTGCAGCACTTGTTGAGTGCGAGGCAGAAAATCAAGGCAGAAGATGAGAATCTGAGTTACACGGGGTTGTCCACCAAAATGAGTGAAGATGTCATCCTCATTATAGCACAGACGAATCTTTTGCTTGTTAAATGCTGCTTTGGTGCAGACAAAGAACTTACCATTTTGAGGATTTGTACCCCACACAATCGCAGGACTTCCATCAAGTTTTGTAGAGATAGAACTATCAGGTTCAGAGAACCAGTCAAGAACCTCAAGATTTCCAGTCAGCACCATATCTTCAGGATGCTCAAGATGTTTGTTTTGCATTTGATTGTTGCTCATACTACTGGTGCAATTTCAAGGCCCCCATGTTTGAATGGGGTTCAAGTGTTATCTTTCTTTCTATTAAGGAGTTCTCTTTCTTCCTCTGGTCTCATCACTTTGAAATAGTAAGATAAAATAGAAGAAACTACTGAAATCATACAAATATAAATGAAAATCGCAAGTGAGATGCTCATTTTACTTTACATGTTGCGGCAGAAGCATTTTGATTACAAAATTGCTCTTTGGCAGTTTGATGATAATATGCTTTGAAAAGTTTGTCATCACGATTGATCAGAAATGCGTTCCATCCAAGAATAGCAATGAAAGCAAGAAAAATGTATGTAATTTGCTTGGAGTTCATTTTAATTTATACTAAAAAAGGAGGATAAATCCTCCCGATGATCATTGAACTGTTGCATACTTAGCACGGACTTCTTGATACTTTTCTGAAGTAAAGTCTAGTGCTTTTTGAATGTAAGGAACAACAATTTGAGTAAAGTTCCTTACATCTTCCACCAGTTTGTTAACTTCATACTGGTGGATTTGCCAACGAACCTTAATGTCCTCAATATATTGTTGACGAGTGATGAGAACCTCAGGAACTTTCACTTCAGTAACAACAACGACTTGAGCAACAGGTTGTTTGCGGGAACGAGGCATGGAGACCTTGTGAACTACACAGTAGGGACAATTTCAAGGCCCCCATGTTTTTTACCAAGTCGTATATCTATGCTGAAGTTCAGATTCTTTCTTCTTGCCAGTTGATTGAAGAACCAAATCCCTAAGTTTTCTTTGTCCTGCCTTAGTGATTCTTGCTCTTTCTGCTCTACTCATACCAACTACAGGTCTCTTGGGTTGATCTGCAGGTCTGTGATCAACTTGAGGTGCTTTCTTTGTAGTTAGTTTTCTTGCTTGCGCAGAAAGTTCAGATGGTTTTGGTTTTGCTGCTGCTGGTGCTTCTCCACCACCTTTCTTTGCTGCTGCGCGTGCCTTTGCTGCCTTTATTCTTTCTGCTTTTGCTGCTGCTAATTGTGCCTCTCTTGCAGATCCACGTTCTTGTGTTGGTGCCGCAGTTTGAGTTCCTCTTTGCTGCCCAACATCACTACGTGTTTTATACTGAGATGGTTGTCTAGTTTCACCTGCCTTTGCCTGCTTCATTCTACGCATTTCAGGAGCAGTTTTTTTACGTTCTGGTGCAATTCTACCACCTGCACCAGTTGTTCTAACTGAAGCAGAACGCATTAAATCTGCATCGTATGCTTCTTTAGGATAATTTTTAGATGTCACCACATTATATTCTTTCTTTCCAGGTCCAACATCAGCAATTCTATATCCAATAGGTCTTTGAACATCTACTTTAATTTTCTTTTTTGCTTCCGCAACAAATTGAGAAAACGTTTTCATCTGAATACCTTTCTAAGTATTTATTAAATCACAAAAAAGAGGGTATTGCAACCCTCAATGTGACACTTTCTCAATTGTCACTACTATTAAATTGTTTTACTCGTTCTCTACGAAGTTTAAGAAGATTGTCGTAAGTTTTCTTTTGACCTTCTGTGAAGATAAAATCTTGTTTCCTCCAAATTTCACGAAGTTCTTGAAGTTGGTTAATAATTTCGTGGGATTTCATAATCAATCGTTAACAGCAGTGACGTGAACAACTTTTGCGTTAGGGTTGCGAGCAAGGGCAGTTTCTTTTGCTTCCCTATAATCACGGGCATAAACTTCCTCGTAGAATGTTTTGCCTGCGACGTAAAGTTGGACTTTGCATTTCATGTGAGTAAATTAAATCAAAAATCGTAATCGTTATTCAGAAGAGTATCAAATGACTTATCATCATATTGATCTTCAAATTCCTTAAACTCTGGAAGATCATAGATCTCTCCAGGAGCATCTGCGATTTCGGACCAAAGTTCGTCGTACATAGTTGGAATTGATTACACTAAAGGAACAATTTGAAAGCCCCCACGTTTAACACATTGGAGCATCTGGAACAGAAATTACTAGACATTGAGGATACAAACATTCTACAATGTATTGTGCCAGAATCTGAGTTGGTGCAATAATTTCAACTTTGATCAAATCAACAATTTGATTGCCATCTTCATCAGTTCCTGCAGGATTCTCGACATCAACTAACCAAACATGACCATTTGTTTTGTGATCCTCAAAAGTAACTTTTTTTACATCAACAGTCATAATATTTTTCCATAGTTATATATTTTATTTGTTCTTGAAGTTGTAGTATTTCTTTTTGTTGTTCTATAATTTTGTCTTGTAATTGAGAAATGCGATCTTGATACTGTTGTTTGAGATCAAACGCAAGACGATTCATTTCGGGATTACTCATCAGGTCGTGAAAGACTCAACAATACGGGATTCTTCTTCATCCACAAGAGCAAAACGAGGAGCAGCAACTACACGTTCCATAATCTTGTTGTCATAAGTATCATTATAGGAAATTTTACTATCCCGAAGAATATCATGACATTCAATATCATCTTCGGCAATAACATTGATTAGACCACCATACTCACTCGAAGGAAACGGAACCCAGAAATCAACGATATACAGATACTTCATTTGTTTGTGTAAATTACTCCTTTAGTTTAATGTCAGTCGTCTTTATTGTCAAGGTCTGAAGCAACAATAAAAGAAGTTCCTATTGTAAGGAGAACTCCCATTAAAACACCAAGAATGAAAGTCATACAAACTCAGCAAGATAATAATCACAAGTTACTTCCAATCGTGCTGCTTCTGCTTCAACAGTTTTCCAAAATTCATCATTTTCCTTTGCTCTCTCCATTGCATGTTGAATGAAAAGTTCAATCGTTTCATCACTCATTGAGTTCTCCATACACATAAGAAACAATTTTAAGGCCCCCATGATTCATTTAACTAAAATTTGAATGCCCTTTGCACCTTGTTTTTCTATAATTTTACACCAATATTCCGCATCATCAATAGTAAGCAAATTGGCGATTTGCTTGGAATATCCCTTCTTTTTCGGTTTTAGGTAAATGACCTGATACATTTTCTATGTAAACCTCAACTTTTGTTTCCTTGTTCCAATGTCTGATTACACCAGCACAAATAAAAATGTTAGTTATTAAATATGTAAAAAATATGAATGTTCTAATCAAAGCAATTTTATCGGATTCTTTATCACATTTACTTGCTTTTTCTCCCAATGCTTTAGCCCACCACCTCCAAGCATTCTTTTTTTTCATATTTTGATTTTCTTGATTTGACATAATTCAATTCTTTCCATTGATTTCTGTAACATAAAACAAGAACTCTTTCATTTCTGTGCAAATTACACGCTTGATAATTCTCACAATTCTTTGGACGAACTGATACTTCTATTGTAATGTAAAGTGTATCTTTAAAATATATCCAACCTTCAACACCTTTTGTCCAGATTACATAGTCATCGACCTTAGGTTCATATTTCATAGAAGTCTAATCCCAAGAAACGTTTTGAATATAAAATGAAGGCATTACGATTGTCCAAGCACCTAGTCCATCAACTCCACCAACTTTATAGTCCCATTTATATTCAAATTTATTATGACTATCCCATGTCACAAAACCCTTTTCTTTATCAAACCTTGACTTGATTGCAAGAGAAAATCTGTTAGAAAAGATATTACGACTGCGAAGTGCCCCACTACTTTCACGGGTTTCCACTACTTTACACGTATCAATAAGAAACTCATCTTTACTTTCAAGAGCACAAGGAGTTTCATAAGTGAATGGACGATATTCCTTTTTCTCTACAACAGTTTGAGTCTGTGCAAATGCAGGAGAAGTGCAAAGAACTGCAGCAAGAGTAAGAAGTTTTTTCATATCAGGAAAAATATTTAAAGAGTTCAACGAAGTTTGCTTTTCCGTGAATCAGTATAGCACCAATCAATACCAAATCAATCAGTACCAATGATGTGAATAAAAAGATTAAAGGTTTTGATGGTGTTGTCATCCTACAACTCTCCAACAAACAACAGCATTTCCTTTACTTGTGGATTGAATTTGTGCAAATGCAGCATAAGAAAGATCAAGGTCTGCATGACTATAGGGACCACGATCATTGACACGAACAGTCACTTGCTTCATATTATCTTGATTTGTTACCCTGATGCGTGTACCCATAGGAAGATAAGGATGAGCTGCAGTCCAACGATAAGCATCAAACCTTTCCCCATTTGCGGTAATTTGACCATGAAACCCATCTCCTATCCCATAGTATGTTGCAAGTCCACAAGTAAGCCCAGCAATTAAACTAATCATTTTACAATCTCCCAATGCTCATCACCATTTTCGGACATCCAAAAGAAATACCTTTTATTGATAGATGCTAGAAATAATTTACCTTCTTTCTTTTGTTCAACCTCACAACTATGAAGTCCATCCATCATATTAGCAAAACGATTTTTTGCCTTGCTTGACTTTGGTTTTACGCAAACAAATTGTTTTTTAGTCACTGATTTAATCATTCCAGTTATAGAGCAATTTTAAGGCCCCCAATATTATTAACCACCTTTTTCTTTAAGACTGCGAACAAGATACTCAGTAAACTGTTCCATCTTCTCAGGATGAACTTGCGAAATGTCATAATTTATTGCATTCTTGAGAGCAACCATCTCATCCCATTCAGTTTGTGTGAGTTCACTGTTATTCTTGCTGGAATGAGTCATTATTTGCTCCCGAATATGTGTAAATCATAACATTATTTAAGAGGGAAGTGCCGTTTCTTAATGTTGTCTTCAGGTTGCAGTAACAAAAGTTAATCGTTATCAAAGAATGAACCAAAGTTCCCTTTACTTCCAGGTTTGTGACTCTCAAGCATATCCATGATCTCCTCAAACTTCTTGCATTGTTCAATATCAAGAAGAAGTTGTGAGAGTTGTTTTACTACCAGAGGTTTTTCATTTGTAGCAGCAGATTTAATTGCTGCTCGTAGATGACTTTCCGCCTCAAGAAGGTGCTCAAGTGTTTGTTTAGAGAGTGCCATCAATTTCCCCCAAAAAATAAAATTTGAATTAATTTGCTAAGCTCAATAATAGCAAAAAAACTACGAATTGTCATCATATCCCACATTTTAACTTTATAAAAATATGGAAACGATAAAATATTTCCGAATAATCTAAAGTATATGCCAAGTTTAACACTATTGAACAAAATAACAGCATATCCAAAGATAAAAAATGCATTGCCAATAATTCGCAACCAACTTAAAAATGGATATTGTGGATGAATAAGTTTATCGGTTGATGACATTTGAATTTTCGCATTTAATATAAAAAGTCCCGTTAATATAACAGGACTTTCCAGGTTCATAATATTTTATCACGGGTGGATTATGATCGTCAAGAACACAAATATTTCCAGTTCCTGATGTCAATCCATTAAAACAAGCAAGAGCAAGTTCAAGCATTTACTTTACGAAATAGATAAGAACCATTACCCCGATCTACCCATTCAATTTGGTCCCCTTCTTTGATGTTTGCTACTTCTAACAAGTCATCAGGAAGTTGAACATAACATTCTCCAGTAAGTCCATCAACTTCTACTGGAAGTTGCCATTTTACGACTTTATCTTCTCTCCTTGAATCAAAAACATTATTATAGATATCATCTTGAGAATTGTCTTCCCAAAAATCATTCCAAGCACCTCGATGTTCTGGAGAAGGGTTATCTTTATCACAAGACAAGTGACCTTTACCGTTACCATTCAGTAGTGCAAGAAGTTCGTAACATCTTGATGTTTGATTCTTATAGATGTGATAGTTTTCACTCACTACACCTTTAATCACATCATAAATCTCTTGCGGGTTTGTTTCATCGCAAGAGATTACATCGTGAATCCATTCTTCAAGTTTTCCAAGTGAATACTTCTTGTAATCAAAGTCCATAATCAATCTTTGAGGTTTAGTTTACTACATTCATTGCAATAGTAGGAGAATCCCTGACGAAAATACTTTACGACCGCATAATGGTCTTTGTCAAGAGGTTTCTCCACTCCACACTTATCGCATCTCCTCGTCTTTTCGTTGTCGTTTTCTTGCTTTTTTGAGATCTTTAAGTTCGTCTTTAATGTTTTGATAAGCTGTCTCAACATCAATCTTTCCCCCCAATTCTAAAGCACAAATAATATCAACTCTAGTTCCAAAGTGTGCTAGTGCAGACTCAAAACTATTCAAGTCGTCATACATCACAGATTTTCCTCTTGTTCAGTAAGAATGACACAATCACTCTTAGGATATGCAACACAGAGAAGACTAAATCCTTGATCCATTTGATCATCATCAAGGAAGGTTTGATCTTCATTATCAACCTCACCTTCAATTACTTTACCAGCACAAGAACTGCAAGCACCAGCACGACAAGAATAGGGAAGATCTACTCCCGCATATTCAACAGCATCAAGAATATATTGATCTTCTTCACACTGAATTACATTTTCAGTACCATCAGCAGAACGGAGAGTAATAGAATAAGTCATAATCGTCAATTAAAGTTTTCGTAATGTTTTGGAGTATTTAGAACAATATCAATTCGTGCATCTACTGCATTAACAGAGTTTCCTAACTCATAAAGTAGATTTGTCGTCTCTATGTTTTCTTCTTCAAGTTTTTCAATACGTTGTTCTAGTTCTACAATTTTTTCGTAAAGATCAATTTCTTCCACGATTGGTTTTTGTGTGGGTTCAAACAACCAACGAATGAAGTTTTTAATCATTTTTTTAATTCACGAATTTCACTTTGAACCCACATCATTTCATCTTGCAATCTTTGTATTCTTTCGTCAAATGACTTTATCCACTCAACTATCATGTATTGCTCACCAGTTTCTTCATTTTTTAAAGTGTAATAATAATCATTATTATCTTCTTTTTCATAAGGATACAATTTTGATTCTAATTCAGAAACAATATTCCAAAGCAATATCCTTAGTGATCGTATCATTAAATTACACCAATTTCTTTTAAGTATTGTTGATATCTCATAAACGATTGAACCCGAATAGAAACACTCAAACTTTCACAACATCTACAGTATGACAGAAACTCATACCAAGGACTTGTGGGGTCAGTATCACTCATCTTTCACCGAATTCAAATCAGGATGCGGAGCATAGAGAGGTCCTTTGTAATTTCCTGCGTGAAGATTCTTAAGTGCTTCTACGGTCTCAGGTGTTTCAGTCCATTCCCAAGAGTTGCCGTTTTTATCAACAAAAGTGCGAAGTGTCATAGTTTGTAGTTATCCTTTGTAGAATATGATTTGATATTAGCATCATCCCAACCTTCTTGCAACCCTTTGAGGTAAAATCGTGTTGCTCTGACACATTCTTCTTCGGTAAGAGCAGTGATCAATCCCTTACCATCTTTGTCAGTGGAGTCCCACAGACCATACTTTTTTTGCTCCACATAGAAGCAATCATCATACAATTTCTTTTCCATAATGACTTAACTGACGTTTTAATTCCACTTGAATGTTAATCAGATTTTTATAAAGATAGTCCTGATACTCGTTACCTTCTAGAAGACTTGTAAGATTATCAATCTGTTGGAGTGCTAGAAGTAACTTGGTATGATTGTTCATTTTGATTTAGGTTTGCGAGTGCGACTAGAAGTTCCAGTGGAATCCAACTTTTTGGTGCTCCGTTTACTTCCACTTGCACTTCTACTACTGGTCTTTCTAGTTCCCGATTCCACGTTGTTCTTGTTTGTTTTACTAGACTTAGTGGGTTTTGCATCACGATAATCAACCTTAATAGTTCTCTTGTCCAGTTTATATCTTTCTATGTATTTGTCAAGATGTTGCGAGCATTCAAAAAAACAAACCGTAAGGTCTTTCTTTTCACCAAACTGTAGTCTGTATGGAAAGTTTTGATAAGGAAACAAAGAAGTATCAATCATCGTCCAGTCACATCCTCATAATCTTGTAACACACCATTCTTAAAATGTAGTTTCAATCTGGGCCATTCGGACCACTCTCCTTCCCATCTTTCAGGATAAACTTCAACATACTTTGTGATTGGATGAACGTGATACCTACCTCTTTTTCCTGTCGGAACCCATTCATAGTTTAAAAATGGATGCTTAGTGTTATGTCGTGGGTCGTCTTCAGGAATAATCTCAAAAGTATTAGTACCTTTATAATCAGGACACCAGAGCACCCCATCGGGAGAAATCCAATAGTGGGTCATCGTACCACTATAATGATCCTCCATTTCTTTTGTCTGTAGAACTGTATTGGTGAATTGTTCTCCTAAATTATAAGAACTTTTCACATAATCAAAAAGTCCGATGGTTCATTCCTCCTCAGTCACATCACTCATAAGTTTGCTCCATTTGTACTCTATCTAGGTGATGATAAAAAGTTGTCATTGAATATTGAAACTCTTTGAACCTTTTGGGGTTTTTATCTTTCATTTTCAAGAGCATATTGATCCACTGATAACGAGTATCAACCACCCAACCATACCTACGTTCATCGTGAAAAAAATCAAAGATTGTCATCAAGTTTCACCTCAACATCACCAACAAGGTCATCAAGTTTATCAAACATATCTTGAGTAAATGGAATGAGTTTTTCTTTACCAGTTCTCACATCATCTGACATTTGCATCAAACTTTCAAGAAATTCTTTTGGATAAATGTCGTCTGACAAACTATCCCAGAAATAAAGAATACACTGTTCTAATGGGTCATCAGTTTTAAGAAGTGCATAACCTTGATATTCGTTAAAAATTAAATCTTTCCAGTTTTGAAAAGAGTAATAGCAATTCACCCAACCCTGCTGGATACAGGAAAATAAAATATACTCAAACCAAGACAATTTTGTTTTTTGATTGTCAGTTCCCAATAGTGGTCTAGAAAAAATCATTTTTATTCTATTTCAATTTTTACAATATCCCTATATC